CCACTCAACAGGAGAGACATATGTCTACAGAAAAAACTACTCCAAGTGCTGAGTTCGACTTGAAAGCGTTCGCGGAAGAGGTGGCAAAATCAACAGCTACTAAAATCGCAATGCAACAAGCAGAACTAAAAGCCAAAGAGTTAAGCGAAGCCGAAACTAAAACTGCAAAACTGGAAACAGAAGCAGTAGAAAAAGAAGCCGAGCAACAAAAGGTTAAAACTATTGTCAAAGCTGGCATGTCAGGAGCTGAACAGCTCATCAATGACGTTGAAAAACGCGTTGCAGAAAGACATGGCGACTTAGAGTCAGTAGTCAATGAACTATCAAAAGATCTAAAAGAAAAGAAAGATGAGATTATCGCCATGCGTGAATCAAAAAGACAATTTTCTGATAGAGGAAACAGTGACTGGCAGAAAGCCTTCTCAAGCGACATTGATGACGCTTGGATTATGGGACTTGCTACTGGTAAAGGCTGGAACACACAAGCAGCACAAAATATTATGCAAAAAGTAAACGCACACTCAGGTGTGGACGTTGCTTCAGCAGACTTTGAGCAAACTGTGTCAACGAATATTGAAAGAGATATTCAACTAGAGCTAGTGTTAGCACCGTTATTTAGAGAAATCCAAATGCAGTCAGCTACACAGATCATTCCGATCATGCCAGATGCTGGGTACGCAGAATTTACTGCTAACCAAGTAGCTTCAGGCGCTTCACCTCATGGTAACTTAGATCCAAGAGGCGATGCATATGATCCAGCTAATGGAGCTGGTATTGCAATGGCTGAAAGAACTCTTTCAACCAAAAAGCTTATTTCACAATCTTACTTAGGTAACGAGACTGAAGAAGATGCAATTATGCCAATTCTTCCTTTAATTAGGGATTCAATCATTAGATCTCATGCAAGAGGTATTGAAAACGCACTACTATTGGGTAACCATGCAGACGGCGTTTACGGTACAGGCGGAGCAGCATTTGAAGGACTAGTCACTATGGCTGGCGCTAACAAAATCCAATCTGCTACAGCTTTTGCTTCTGAGTCTTTAACAGCTTCAATGTTGTTAGATGCTAGAAAGAAAATGGGCAAATGGGGTATCAACCCTAGAGACGTAGTTTACATCGTAAACTCAACAGAGTACTTCAACCTATTATCCGACGCTGAGTTCCAGGATGTCAACATTGTTGGCAACATGGCAACTAAACTGAAAGGTGAAATCGGAGAAGTGTTCGGTTCTAAAGTAATCGTATGTGACGAGTTCAAAACTCCAGCAGTAAGCAAGTTCTTTGCTTGTGCGGTTAATGTTAAGAACTTTGTAATGCCTAGATTAAGAGGTGTTACTATTGAGTCCGACTATGAAGTTGCGAACCAAAGAAGAGTACTAGTCGCTTCACAGAGACTAGGATTCACAGACATGATCGATGCTTCAACAGCATGTATCACGTTACAGTATAAAGGTAGTTAATACTTTTAGAAATCCCGTGGTGGGGGCAACCCCACCACATTTTTTAAGGAAAAACATATGGCAGATTTAGTTACATTACAACAATACAAAGATTTTGCAGGACTAAAAAGTCTAGAGCATGACGCACGTATTAATGTAGTAATCGACAGTGTTTCCCAACTCGTTAAGACTTATTGCGGGACTACTCTTGTAGATTACGCTAGTAGTAATAAAGTCGAATATATAAATATAAAAGATTCCATAGTAGATACTATAATCCTAGAGGAATCTCCATTAATACAGGTCGTATCAGTACAAGAAAGAATAAATCAAGCTGACGCATATACAACACTAATTACAGAAAATTCTGACAGTAGTGGCAAATATGAATACATAGTTGACGATGAATCTGATAGTATTATAAGAACAAATAGCACTGGTAACAAGTACTGGGCTAGAGGTATGAAAGCCGTAAAGGTAACATACAAAGCAGGGTACGTAACTACCCCACATGATTTAAGATTAGCAGTATTTGATTTAATTAAGTACTACATGAAAGATGAAAGAAAAGAAAGAATGAGTACTGGAGGTTCCACCGTAGAAAATCCACTATCATCTAGTTTAGCAGGTAATATAGGATTCCCAGACCATATCAAAAGAATACTTGATATGTATAAAGTGTACAGTTAGTGTCGATAAAAAATGTAAATGAAAGATTAGACTTAATTTATAAACTTACAATCGGAGATGGTAGTAAAACAGGTGACCGAAGGGTCATGAGAGGATTAAGAAAATTATTAAATACAGCAGAAACTCAAGTAGTACTAGATGTAAAAGTTTTCTCTTCTCAACTAAACACGGCTTATCAAAGAAGAAAAGGAAAAGCTCCTAGTAAAAATGTAAGTGCTAAGTATGAAGAACTAACTACAGAACTAATTAAAAAGTGGAAAGTAGAAGTACGTAAAAATAGAAAAGACTATATGATGGTAGAGTCAGGTCAACAAAAATTAGTATTTATAATACATCAAGGCGAAAACAAAAGAAAGAACCCTAGAGATAATTATACACTATTTAGAAAGAAGATGCAAGAGTTTACACTTGCCTTAATAAAGTTACCTAAGTATAACCAACTTTTCCATGGAAGAACAAAAGTTGCAAGTGGTAGAAAGAGACAAATTTTTGATGTAGGACATGTATATTCCGTAACCGAAAAAGGAAGAGCAGGATTAGCAGCGGGTTTAGCACAAGAGCAATTAACAGGTGAAGACGGACAAGAGCTCACAGCAGACGATTTCCAAAGTGAAGACCAGTACAACCAATTAAAATCTTTCCAATCAGAATTAGGATTAAAATCAGAAGAAGTACTAAAAGTTAGTGCAAACGGATTAAGCCTAAAAAATAGAATTTTTCTACAGGTAGAATCAGATACAGGTAATAGAGAAAAGTCAGCATCAGATAAAAAAGCTGGTAAAGATGTAAAAGGTATAATAAAAGATATACTAAGTACTAGGTATAAGGGAAGCGGCCAAGCTAAAAAGATTGCTAACCAGAAAGGGTCCGACAGCCCTATGGATCTAATAGGTAGTATGATTATAAATACTCCTATTAAACGTAAAATGTATGCTAAGGGTAAGGCAAAGAATAATACAAAATATAGAAAAGCCCCAAAGAGTATAAATAAAACAAGTAGGGCAAGTAAAACAACTACAGTGCCTACACAAAGAGCAATAGTACATGCAGCTGGAATAACACCAGACATAGCTAGACAACTACCTAAAGGCCCAGGTAGACCCTCCAAAGAAAAAGGAGAAGGCAATAATGATTTTGCACTAGCCGTCGCAGGTTTATTACAAGTCAAAAAAGCAATTAATAAGAGACTTCCAGGAGAAGTCAGAAGAAATATGGGGAGACCCGCATTAAACTACAAAACAGGTAGATTTGCAGAGTCAACAATGGTAGAAAGCATTACCCCCGCAGCAAGAACACTACTAGTTAAGTATACATATAGATTAAATCCATATGAAACTTTTGAGAATTCAGGAAAAAGAAAATGGCCATCTGGTTACAACCCAAAACCTTTAATCTCAAAAAGTATAAGAAACTTAGCACTAAGTATGTTCAAAATTGAAGCACTAACTACTAGGAGAGTTTAATGGCAAATACTTATAGAACAGCAAGAACAAAAGTAGTAGCAGCTTTAGTACGAAAATTAAAAGGAATTGATGGGAACCACCCCTTTAATTCCAATGTATTTAATAATGTCCATTCTGGCATGGTCTTTTTAGACGAAATCAAGGAATACCCAACTTTATGTGTGGTAGCCGGAGACGAAACGAGAGAGTATCAACCAGGTGGTTTTAAGTGGAGGTTTCTAAGTTTAGACGTAAGAGTTTATGTCGAAAACCAAGAAGACCCACAGGAAATCTTAGCTCTACTGATGGAAGACATCGAAAGAGTTGTAGACGACAATGATATGCTGATTTACGATGATACTGTAAGTCCGCATCTAACAACGACTTCCTTAACTTTAAGTTCAATGTCAACTGATGAAGGTGTTTTAAAACCACTCGGAATCGGAGAAATGACCTTACAGTGTAGGTATTAAAAGAAATTACAAACGCTGATAATAATCTAGCGAAGTACTTTCAAAGTAAAAAAATAGGAGAAAGCAAATGGCTTTAAATCTATCCAGAAATACCAAAGTATTCGTCAGCTCAGTAAATGGAGTTGGAAGTACTGGAGGTATCAAAAATGGAACAATCACTACACCAGGTACAAACTACTCGGTAGGTGATATTATAACTGTAGCAGACGGACAAACAAGTGGGTCTGGCACAGGATGTAAATTTATTGTTAAATCAGTAAATGGAAGTGGTGGAGTTACTAAAGTAGCTATACCAAATAACTTCAGAGGATCAGGTTTTGTGAATAATGAAACTTGTACTGAAACAACGGCTGTTACAGCGCTTAATCACGCTACTGCCTCAAGTGGTCAAGACTTTGTGTTTACTGTAAAAGGTACACAAGCAGGTACTACTACTGCCGACGGTAACAGAATAGGAACAGGTTTGTTCAAAGGAAATGAAAATCTTGCAAATACATTCAGAATTGGTGTGTTAGATGGATATAGCTTCTCACAAGGAAGTGACTCTACTGACGTAACTATTTCAGAAGCTGGTGCAGCACCAAACAGGGGTTCAAAAAGATTCAATGATTCTTTACCACCTGCAGAATGGTCATTCGGTACTTATGTAAGACCTTTTGTTCATGGAGCGGCTAGTTATAGGGCACAAGGAACTCACGATGCTGTAGAAAATATTCTATGGGGTGCATTATCTGGTGTAGGACTTCCAGGAGTCTACGCAAACGATGCAGCAAGAGTTACAGCAGTAGCTGGTGTGGAAACATCATCTGCTCTTTCATTAGCTAAATTTGATCAATCTGATCGACATGAACTTATGAAAATGAGTATTTATTTCGCACTAGAAAATACTACTTATAGACTTAACCAGTGTCAAATTAACCAAGCAGAAATAGACTTTTCTATTGATGGTATTGCTCAGATTAC